GAATCAGCAGGGCGGCGTCAAGGGTCGTACGGTTGCGAAGGATCGTCAGGCTCCGCCGATTATTCGGGTCGCGTCGAAGTGACTACCGCGACGCGGATGCGGTGGGAGGAGTACGCGTCGGGCTCGCGGATTGATCATTTCGCGTGGTGGTGCGAGACGTATCTGGTGCAGAGTATCGACCAGTTTGCTGGTGAGCCGCTGGTGATTGAACCGTGGCAAGTCGAGTTCATGGGTGAGGCGTTGGCGACGAGTGACCCGACGGGCGCGACGCCATCGTGGGGCTCGGTGACGCTTGTGGTAAGTCGCAAGAATGGCAAGACTTCGATGCTCGCCGCTTACGCTCTCTATCGCCTGCTCATGGATGAGACGCAGCCGGAGATCCTCCTGGCGGCTGCGAGTGATAAACAGGCCGGCCGTCTCTTCGATTCGATCGTGTCGTATATTCGCCGGAATCCCGAGCTGGCGAGTATGGTCGTGCTTCGCGAATACATTGGCGAGATCGCTAGGGCTGATGGTGGTGGCAAGATTATGCGGATGGCGTCTGATCCGAATACGCTGCACGGCTTCTCGCCGTCGCTTGTAATCGCTGACGAGTTGCATGCCTGGACGAAGCCGACGCAGCGGAAGGCGTGGGCGGCGTTGACGACGGGCGGCGGCGCTCGCAAGAATACGCAGACGTTTACCATCACGACGGCGGGCGATGCCAACGAGCGCGACACGGGAATCCTCGGCCGGATGATCGATCGGAACGAATCCGTCGGCGATGTTGAGAAGCATCCGGGCCTGACGATCAGTCGAAACAAGAGTGCGCGGACGCTGATCTATAACTATTCGGCACCGACGAAGGACGCCACAGATTCGGCAGCGTTGAAGCTCGCCAATCCTGCGTCGTGGATTACGGAGGAGTACCTCGAGCGGCAGGCTGCGAATCCTGAACTATCCGCTGAGGAGGTTCTCCAGCTGCACGGGTGTGTGTGGGTTGCGGGGGCGAATGCGTGGATCTCGGCGGATTGGTGGAATAACGCGATTGAGCGGGACGTGATTATTGAGCCGGGTAGTCGCGTTTCGATTGGTATTGACGTGGGCATTGTTCATGATGCGACGGCTTGTGTGATGGCGTGGCAGCGTCCCGACGATCAGCGCATCGTTCTCGAGGCGAAGATCTGGACGCCGTCGCCTGGCCGTAACGTGGATCTCGCCGAGGTCGAGGATCATATTCGCATGATTGGCGCCGAGTACGAGTTGGCTGGATGCTTCTATGATCCGCGTTTCTTTGAGCGATCCGCTCAGACGCTAGACGCTGAGGGTCTGATTATGGTGACGATGCCGCAGAACTCGGCGACGATGGCGGACGCTTACCAGACTTTCTACGCGATGCTGGGTGAGGGGAATCTGCGACACTCGGGATCGGATGCCGAGTTCGCGCAGCATTGTCTTCAGACTGTTGGGCAGATGACGGATCGCGGGTGGAAGATCAGTAAGATGAGGCAGCGTCAGCGTATCGATGCTCTTGTGGCTGGCGTGATGGCCACGTATGGTGCAGTTATCCAATCGGAGGGAGCGATCGTGCCGGGGTTCTTTAGTGTCTAAATCGGCGGCTATCATTCTAGTAGTGGAATCGTTCGCTGCGATTCTGATCTCGGTCGGTATTGGCTTGTTGCTCGTGCCGGCGGGTATCATCGCAGCGGGTGTATTTCTCCTAGTGTTCGGCATCGCATACGAGAGGTCCCGTGCTCAATAGAATCTTCAACCAGTCGAGTGAGCACGAAGAGCGTGCGATCAGCTTCCAGTCGATGTTCGCGTCGGGCGATGACTTGATGCTGAGCACGAGCAGTGGCGTGACGATGAGTCAGGACGAGTCGATGCGGCTCGGCGTTGTCTACGCTTGTGTGCGGCTGATTGCGGATTCTATTTCTACGCTGCCGGTTGATTCGTTCGTGCGGCGTGATGGTACGCGGACGCCGTATCGTCCTCGTCCTGTCTGGCTCGACTTGCCCGAGGTTGGCGTCTCGAGGACGGCGCACTTCCAACAGGTCCTCGTGTCGCTCCTAATCAATGGCAACTCGTTCACGCGTATCCTTCGCGACGATCAGGGCATCGCCGGCCTGGTCGTGCTGAATCCGAAGCGTGTTGAGATTCGCCTGAGTAAGACTACGCGGCGTCCCGAGTACGTCGTCGACAATGGCAAAGAGATCGTGGCCTATGAGGACATGATCCATATCACCGAGTTGCAGATGCCGGGCGAGTTGCGTGGCCGGTCCCGGATCGATCTTGTGAAGGAGACGCTGGGGCTGGCTAAGGCTCTCGACGCGTTCGCCCAATTGTTCTTCGGGCAGGGCTCGACGGTAGGCGGCCTGATCGAGTACCCCGGCAACCTGACTCGGGAACAGGCTAAGGACCTAGCCGACAGTTTCGAGGCGCAGCATCGCAGCGTGCGGCGTGCTCATCGCCCTGGCGTCCTGTTTGGTGGGGCGAAGTTTACGAAGACGAGTGTGCAGCCGAATGAGGCGCAGATGCTCGAGTCGCGCCAGTTCGCCGTGGAGGAGATCGCGCGCACGTTCCGCTGTCCGCCTTCGATGATTGGCGTTACCACTCCGGGCGCAATGAGTTACGCAAGCGTTGAGCAGAATGGCATCCAGTTCGTGACGCATACGCTCCGCCCGTACATCGTCAAGATCGAAGACTCGTATTCGCGCCTCCTGCCCGGCGTCGCATTCCTATCCTTCAACGTGAACGGCCTGCTCCGCGGCGACACGGCTAGCCGATATGCCGCCTACTCGACAGGCTTGCAGGCTGGATTCTTTAGCGTGAATGATGTGCGTCGTATCGAGGACTTCCCGCCGGTAGACGGCGGCGACGTGAACCGCGTGCCCCTTGCGAATGTCGATCTCGCCGCGGCGAACCTGACCGAGCTGGACAAGAAGAGCGTGATCGCGCAGCGCATGATCCAGTCCGGCTTCGATCCGGCCGCTGTCCTCGAGTCGCTCGGCTTGCCGGCCGTGCCGCATACGGGCCTGCCGAGTGTGCAGCTGCAGGCTATCGCGCAGGTCGATCCCGAAGATCCGAAGGCGGCTTACGAGGTCGACGCGTGACGATCGCCACGAATCGCATTACGCTGAATCAGACTCGGCAACAGATCGTGTCTGCGCGGAATCAGTCGCAGCGGGTTTGCATTCATAATGATGCTGGTGGTCGCGTCTATCTTGGTAACGAATCCGTGACTGTCGATAATGGCATTCATCTTGACGCGAATGATGAGCGCAACATTACACTCAATCCGAACGAGTCTCTGTGGGGAATCTCGAGCGCGTCAAGAGAAGTTAGTTTCATGATTCAGATCATGGAGTAAGGATGCCTTATTTCATCACAGATACGCAGCCTGATTGCTCCGGGTGGGCGACCGTCAAGGAGGAGACTGATGGGTCGCTGACGACGATTGGTTGTCACGAGTCGAAGGATGCTGCTATCGCGCAGATGGTCGCCGTGTCTCTGGCTGAGGGACTCGAGCCGGGTGGCGAGCGTAACCTTGATGGCGCGCCGGCGATCATCGTCGACATTGACGGGACGCTGATCTCGTTCGAGGGCGATCCGATCCGTAGCGTCGTCGACTTCGTGGACGAGTATGAGGGGACTGTCTTGATCGTGACGGCTCGTGTCGAGACTGATCGGGCGGCGACGATTGCCGAACTCGAAGCGGCCGATGTTGATTGGGACGAGCTCTATATGAAGCCGACGGCGGATGCTGATTCGCTGATGTTCAAGTCTGAGACGGTGAAGGATCTCCTCGACGTGTGGAATCTCGAGCTAGCCATTGAGAATGATGCCGATGTGCGTGCTGAGTATGCGCGCCTCGGAATCACGGCCGTCGTGCCGAGTGCTGTGCTCGAGACTGGTGTGCGCGCGTTGCCAGATAATTATCGGCCCGCGCTAGCGGCGGATGTGCCGGAGGGTCGCGCGTGCGGCAATTGTGTTTTTTATGACGAGTCGAACGTCGAGGGTGACAAGGCGTGGTGCGAGCGGTGGGACGAGTATGTCGACGGCGCGTATTATTGCAACG